ATTAGAGAAAAAAAAGAAATAAAGCTATTAGAGAAAAAAAAGAATAAGAGTGAACGAGAAAACAATGTTTTGGAATGTCTAAGGGAGGAGTTAGGGATTTAGCTCGTAAACAAAAATATGCTCTGAGATAGCAAAATAAAAATCACACCATTACATAGAATGTTGATAGCGATGGACACAATGTGTAGGTTCATAAATATTATCGCCCCCGATATGAGTTATCACAAACCCAATTTCACTACTAAGGATTACACATTAGAGCAGTATTTCAGGCGGATAGCAAAAGAAATACCCAAAGGGATGACATTATATGATTATCAAGTCTATGTAGGAAAGAAGATAACAAACTTGGATTACTATCCAAGACCAAATAGAAAACTTTTAAATTCTAATAAATCCAAATGAAAATTAAAAGAAGAGTAGAAGTATTAACACACATTGATAGTGTGAAGATTGTAAACTCAAAAGAGGAATGATTACTTGATGTACAATTCAATCAATGAGAATTAGTAGTATTTAAGTTTGATGGTAATATGTTTCGAGTACAGACAGCTGCTAAAGACGCAGTAGAGAAATTTGTAGCTAGGAAAGAGAAAGAACACGCAAAACTAAATAGGGAACTAACACAAGCAGAACACGACCAAGAGATGAAAGAGTTTAGAGAGCTTCCAACAGAACTAGAAGCAATTGAAGTCCTATACAGAAAAGAGCCAACAGAAGAACTAATAAACCTAGTTTCATATACTAAACAACTTATCGAATGAGTCCAATAGAAATCTTAGACAATCTAATAAGCAGATTGAATAACCTCTTTACTGTTCAAACACAGGAAGTAATCCCAGAACTGAATAAGATTAAAGAGTTATTGGAACAACAACCACAAGATAAGCCAGTTGATATTGTAGATGAAAAAGAGATAGAAGCTGTAGAGACAACAAAACCTTATAAAGAATGAGTTGATAATCTTATAAACGAAGATTGAATGGTTGTTTGATATAAAGAACATAAGGAAGAAAATACAGAAGAAACTATTGAAGCCATAAGAGAAAGATACAAAGAGAAGTTCCAGAAGAAACCATTTGCTTGATGGACAAGAGAAGTTTTACTAAGTAAACTAAAGTAATCCAATGAATAAGAAAGAAAGGGTAGATAAAACAAAGAACAAGATTAAAGTAATAAAGGAATTACTAAGAGACCCTTTACAGACAGAAAGAGAAATAGCAAAGAAGGCAAACATATCAAAATCATCTGCACATAATCATACAAAGGAACTTGGGCAAAATTGACCAAAGAGCAATGTAATAGACGATATAATCAAGAAAGATGCAGAGATTGTTAAGTTAGTCCAAGATGAATTAAAGAAGAGGATTAAAGACAATCCAACGAAAGTATCAACAAGAGATATAATAAGTGCTTGAGATGTTTCAGCTAAGAGATATACGATATTCAAATGAAATGTAACAGATGAGGAATGATGACTTAAGGAGCTTTCAGATATAAAGATAATTATATGAGATTAGAGTTCAAAGCTAGTAGGAAACAATGAGAAGCCATCAAGTATTTATACGATGATATAACTACAGAGATTGGTTATTGAGGGGCTGCCTGATGAGGTAAGTCCTTTTTGTGAGTATTCCGAGTTTGGAGTATGTGTATGAAGCATCCTTGAACTAGATGGTTCTTTGGTAGAAAGGAGCTAGTGAACCTAAGAAGGACAACGCTGAACTCATATTTCAAGTTTGTTTGAGAGTATGAAATCCCAGAGGTTAATCGCTGAGTATTGAATGGTCAAGATAACACGATAAGATTTAAGAATGGAAGCGAGATATTATTATTAGATTTAGCATATCAGCCAAGTGATCCACTTTATACAAGATTTGGTAGTCTTGAGCTTACTGGATGATTTATAGATGAAAGTAACGAGGTTGATATGCAATGTATAACAATAATAAGCACAAGAATATGAAGACATTGAAACCAAAAGTATTGAATAAAGCCTAAGTTATTGGAGACATTCAATCCTGATAAATGACACGTTTACACTAGATTTTATAAACCATTTAAGAGCAATACATTACCAGAATATAGGAGATTTATACCAGCATTAGCAACAGATAAACCACACATAGACCAGAACTACCTAGATCAGTTAGAGAAAGCAGACAATATAACAAAGCAGAGACTATTGTATGGTAACTTTGATTATGATGATATGCAATGAAAGCTATTTAGATATGATGAAATCCTAGATTTGTTCGAGAGTAATATAGAAAAAAAAGACACAAGATACTTAAGCTGTGATGTTGCAAGGTTAGGGAAAGATACAACCGTTATTTCACTTTGGGAGTGATTAGAATGCTGAGAGATTATAAAGAAGAGTTTATTGACCACAGATCAGACAGCTAAGTTGATAAAAGATTATGAGAAAGAGTATTGAATACATAGGAACAATATCATAATAGATAGTGATTGAGTCTGATGATGAGTTGCTGACCAGTTAAGAGGTTGTATAAACTTCGTTAATAATGGCAGAGCATTTGATGATGGCACAGCAAAGAACTTCAGCAACATAAAGACACAATGTTATTTCAAGTTAAAGGAGTTAGCAGAGAAGAGATTGATAAGGATTTATGCTGAATGAGAAATAAGAGATGATCTAAGCCAAGAGTTAAGTAATATACAGCTAAAGAATGAATATACGGACCAGAAGATACAGATAGAAAGCAAAGAAGATATGAAGAAGAGATTAGGCAGAAGTCCTGATATAGCTGACTCAATTATGATGAGAATGTATTACGAGGTATGTTGATTAGGTTGAGATTGAGATGATTGATCTATAGTGAATATAGATGTAGGTAAATTCCTATTATGATAAAAAGACTTGATAAATTAGAAAAAAGACTATAATAGAGTCAATAATTTAGATATGTTAGATAATCTATGGAAGAGTTATTGAAACAAGTCAGAGCTGAGTTTGCTACTTGAGATGACTATATGAAACCCAAGAGACAGCAAATCCTAAAGAGATTAGAGAAACATATCAAGCAGAACAAAGAGCCATGATTGATAAATATAAATATGGTATCAAACACCATAGATACTCTTATAGCTGGAAGTTATATAGATGAGCCACAAGTAAAGTTCGTAGCAAGAGATCAGTTTATGGAGAGCGAGCAAGCAGATAACTTGAACTATATGTTTAAGTTTGATATGAAAGAACAAGACTATCAACAATTAGACTATCAAGTACAGCGAGATAGATATTTTTTCGGTTTAGGTATTAAGTATAGACATTGATTTGATACAGTTAAGATGTCGCCAATATTTTATGCTGTTAACCCTATGACAGCTATCTTTGATCCTACACCAACATTGATAGGTAAGTTTAACGCTAACCAATACAAATACTTTGGGTTTACATTAACAGACTCAATGTTCAACCTAAAGAACGACCCACAGTATGACAAAGCGATGTTAAGTAAATTAACACAAGATGCTATTGATAGCGACCAAGAGTTGATGAAACAGGCATTAAGCATAAGTGATAATACAAACTATGTAGCAGAGAATTTATTGTTAAACTATTCAGTAACAATCTATCATCACTTCACTATCTATCAAGGTAAGAGATGTTTGGTAACTACTGATGCTGATAAGAAGCTACAGCTAAGATACGAAGTAATTAAACCAGTGCTAGAAGAAGAAAAGAAAGACAATAGTTTGATAGGGCGACCATTTGCGTTCTATTTCTACAAACCAGAGAGATGAAAGGTGTTAGGAGTAAGTGTTCCTGATCTGTTAGACGACAAAGAAGAGGCTAAGACAATCCTAATCAATGCTAATCTAATCAAAGCTAGATTGGAAGCATTTGGTGGTAAATTCATAGTAAATAGTAGACTAATTAAGAACAAAGACGATATATTAAAGCCAAGCACTTGACCACAATATGTATTTACTAACGATAAGCTACAGCCTTGAGAGAGTTTGGCTAATGTGATGTCAGAGATACCAACAGCGAATATCAAGCAAGATACATTAACAATGACACAAATACTAGAAAGAGAGTCGGTAATGGATACAAAGCAAGACCAAATGCAGATGGGTATTGTTCCTGATAAGTCTATGACTAAAGCAGAGCAACAATCAGTACAAGGTAACGCTAATATGTTGAGTGCGTTGAATATGAAGACATACTTACGAGGTGAGAATGACTTTGCTTTCCTACGATGGAGAACATATCAAGAGTATTTCAGTGTAAGTGATGAGAAGTTTGTATTGATGAATCAAGACTTCGAGTGGAAGAGTATAGGAATAAAGAAAGATATGTTTAAGACAAAAAATAACCCATTTATAATCACAGGAAGCAAAGGTGATATAGATGCAATGAACGAGAAACAAAAGAACTATTGGAACGCTACATTACCTATAATCTTAAACGACCCAGATATACCAAAGATAAGTAAACTGATAGCCAAGAGGTTTACGGCTAAGTTGAATGGGATGCCACAAAATAGTATCAATCAGATATACGCATTAACACCAGAAGAAAGAGACGCCAAAGGGATGGTTGAGTATTATATCAATGATGATGAGATGCCGTTAGGTATGTTTGAAGACCCTAATGCTGACTATCTTACTTACTGGATTTATATACAGAAAGCTAACGATAACAAGACAAAGGAGAAAGTATTGAGTGTATTAGAGAAATACCTTATGCAGAAATGACAAGATACAGGAATGCAGATGATGAATGAACAAGCTAATTCAGCAAGTAATATAATGACAAGCCAGTTAGCACAACAGAGTAACCAATGATGACAGATAGTAAGTAAACAAGACTCTTTAGCACCTAATATGCAGTAATGGTAGAGATCAAAGAACTAAAAGATTTCAGAGATACACCATATTACGAGTATTATACTAAGATGATTGATGAATGTGCAGTAAAGGTAGTAAAGAGTATAGTAGAAGCACAATGAATAGATAAAGAAGTAAAATATACACGATGAGATGTATTGAAAGAGGTACTAAAGATGTTGAATTGAGACATAAAGGAATTCAAAGACTTAGATATAGTAAACCCAAGCAGAAAGGAGATAGAACAAGACGAGATGAAAGAAGCAGTAGAAAGACAGGCAAAAGCCTATTTGGGCTTATAATTGGTATGATTAACCTCATATATTGCTATGCGATTGATGCTAATATCGCTTTGCGAGTAGTAAACGCTTTAACTTACTAACCCAATATCCAATGACAAATTACCAAGACATTATCTCTATTGAGATGGATGACGAAGATGGTGGCGAAGAAACTACTGCCGATGAAACAGTAGAAACTGATACCACAGACTACAAAGCCCTCTATGAACAAGAAAGAGAGGCAAAAGAGCAGACAGAAGCAGAGAAACAGAAACGAAAGGAAAGATTCAAATGAGCTAAGGCAGCTGAGAACAAAGCACCTTGATTAGACCAAGAATCCGTAAGGAAGATGGTAGATGAAAGTGTGTGAGTTGTTAAATTCTATTCAGAGAACAAAGATGCTAACCAGTATCAACAGGATATTGAAGCATTAGTAGCGAAAGGGATAGAAAGAGACAGAGCGTTCAAGTTTGTAGTAGCGGAGAAAGACCCTAGTTTACTGTTAGACGAAGCTAAAAGAAACCAACTCAATGGTAATACTGCATTGAATTGAGTGCCTGCTCAGATGAACTGAGTAAAGAACAAAGAAAGTATGACAGAGGAAGAGATTAACGCATTAAGTCCAGAAGAATTTGATAAATTATTCCCTTCATCTTGAAACTCTAAAAAGTTCTTTGCCGAATAGTATTGATTTTATTTACTATTTTTATTAAACAATGGCAAACGACGTATCAAATTTTAAGGCACAAATACGAGATAGAATTATCCAAAGAGATTTGAATAAATCACTTGTATCATTGCCTCTAGCAAGATTTGCTTTCTCTGAAGTAAGAGGAGCAACAAGATTCCACAGACCATCTAAAACAAGACTTTACAGTTCTACTTATACAGCAGAAACTGCATTGACTCAACAGACATTAGGTTCTAATGATGAATACTTGGATGTAGACCAAACAAAGGCAGTCCACTTCTTCATTGATGACACACAAATGTTAGAGTCAAAATATGACTTAATGGGGATGTATGCACCTGAAGCAGTATATGCTTTGAAGAACGAAATAGATGGAAAGTTCTTAGACCAAGTTACTAACGCATTCTACACAGTAGGTAAGTTAGATATTGAAGGAACTGGAGCAAACACAAGTGGTATCACTGTATCAACTTCAAACGCTGTAAAAATGTTGTCTTACGCTAAGGCAGTATTAGTACAAA